CAATTTTCTGAACTCCACTTTTTGTATGAATATAAGATTCATTGGGAATTAAGTTTTTAACAAAAATTTCATCATAATTTTCAGTAAAAACAATATGATCATCAGCACATTCCAAATAATCACCATTAAAAGTTTCAATTTTCCACTTTTGATAAGGAATTGTTTTGTGAATATGTGTTATTTCTTCCCAACCAGTATCAGTTTCAATTTCCCAATTTTCAAGTTTTATTGAGTTGATATATTTTCTATCAACCGTTGATGATAGGTTTTTCATAAAAGCACTCGGTCCATCCCTCAAATTTTTGTTTTGGTATATAAGAAATATTTTTATTTTCTTTTATTATTTTTTGTTCCCTTAAAAATGATCTATTAATGGTATCCTCAAAAATATCTACAATTTCATAATTATAATTTCCTATTTTATTTCCTCCATATCTTGCATATAAACTTTTTGATGTTATTCCTATCTTATAAAACTCCTCTCCTAATCCATAAACTTTTATAAGATAAAGTATACCTTTTTCATCCAATTGTTTATTCCACAAAGATCTGTAATTGATTTTAGTTGCTTTTTTTCTTTTAATTTCATTTTTTTCATTTTCAGATTTTTTATCTAGTGTATTTTTCCACCGCTCTTGCCGATCTAACCATCTTTTTTTACCATCCTCTTCTCCATATTTTTCAATACATTTTTCAATAGTAAATGTTGCCTGATGCTCAGAAACTTTTTCTTTTGCTTCAATTTCACTAAACCCATTAGACATCCAATATTCAATACATCTTTTTGATGTAATTTTTTGAATATTTTTATTTTCTTTTGCTTTATTTGCTCCCTTTATATTATTTTTATTTTTCGTATCTAATGCAAGTTTTTCAGAATCTTCTCCAGAATATCCTTTCTTTAACCAATATTCTTTTCGTATTGGTCTCCTGATGTTTCTCTCAAAATCTGCCTCATTTTCTGTATAGTATTTTCCAGTATTTGGATTTATTTTAGATAACCAAAATTCTATAGAATAAGGACTCACATTTCCTTTATTGATCTTATTTTTGGATTTAACATACGCTTCTGCCTCAGACCATCCACGAGAAATCCAATATTGTTTTGTGTATTTTCCCATTTCCGGAATTGATAACAATTTTACCACATAGGACTTACATGCCACAACATTATTCACTTCCGGAACATTTTTTAGTTCTTCTAAAAGTCTCTCTCTCAAAACTGGATGAATATTTTTAATTTTATCATCTAAACAGTCTTTTATTTTTTCTTCAATTGGTCTGTTTCTTTTGGAGGTCATAAAATTCTCCTACAGTAAGTTCTAGTATTTCTCCGTTTTTTTTATTTCGAAGTTTTACTTTTGTATTTATGTCAACACACTTGCCCGAACCGTTACATCCGACTAATATATTTGTATGATTTTTTTGAAAATCAATTTCAGTAAATTGATTCCCAGATGAAAGGAAATTGCGGTAACGAATTTTCTTAAATGTAATCATTAATATAAGAAATCATATTATAAAGTGTATCAGTATTCTCCTTTAACGCTCCGAGAGAAGAATTACAGGGAAAACATAAAAGTGCTCTCACTTTACCAGTTTTATGGCAGTGATCTACCTGTGGTTTTTTCATTTCACATTTACAGATTTTACATTTATTATCCTGCTCCAGTATCATAGCAGAGAAATCTTGTAGTGTCAATCCATAATGTTTTTTTAACTTGTGTTTTTTACGCCATTCTGTATTATTACAAGGATTTTTTCTCCTCTTTTCCCTTAAGACTTCCGGGTCGGTTTCTTTATATTTCTTCTTACTATAGGTAGATAAACACAACCTACATTTACCGAAATAAACGGGACCCTTTTTACCTTGTCGTTGGATATTGTATTCTTCCATAGTTTTATTTTCCCCACAACCGGAGCATATCTTATGCGTTTTCATATACTAGTATAATAACTTTCTTTTATTTATAATACTTACACTATTACAATGCTACCCTTTATGAAATACTAACATTTTTAGGGGGGATAACGATATCGTCTGGAGTAATCACTGCATACCGATAATTATACATCTTACAGGTCTTGATTGCAAGATCATCATCAACTTCAACAATATCCATTTTTTGTTCTTCCTGATCTTCAAGCATCAAAGCATAACGAGTTGCATCATCTTCTTCCTCAAAGAGAAATAAGACCTTATGACCATATTGGTCTTGAACTGCATATGCTCCGTCGTCTTTTCTATCTTTAAGTGTAAGAAGAAACATTTACTCTACTTCGCAGGATTGTTTGTAAAGGTCTTGGAATATTCCTTTGATGACATTCTTATCAAATTCAAATTCTGCTTCATCAATATAACGATTTAAAATTGAAATTGTACTTTCTTCTTCATCAATTTCAAAATTTTCACTTTCTTGAAAATCAAAGTTTTCAACAATTTTGAGTTCTTGAATACCAGCAGTATATAGTTTATCAATAAACTTCTCAAAATCTTTTGGTTTTGATTTCTTACGAACAATCACCTTAACGATCTTATTTTTATACTCAGTTGCATCAAATAACTGATGAGAAGTATCCTCATAATAAATGTGATAGAACAATTTATAAGGATTATTGACTGGAGTGTGAATGAGTGTTTCAGTATCAAAAATGTGAAACCCACGAGTATCATTTACATCAGTCCAATACATCTCATAAGGATTTCCTAGATAAAAAATTTTACCATTATCAGAGCGAGTATGGTAATGACCCGAAAATACTTTAATAAACTTATCAAATAGTTTAGGATCTGTGCCATGATCTTCCATTACTAGATTCCGATTTACACGGAAACCTTGAAGTTCTAAGTGTCCCATTGCAACTTTTGCTTTGGAGTTTTTGATTTGATTGAGAGTTTCATCGTAGTTCTCACTACAAATCCAAGGAACCATAAGAATGTCTAGATCACCAACTTTGACTGTTTGTGGAGAACTGTAGGTCTTGATGTTTGAATATTCTCGAAGAAGTAGGTCTGGGGCATTAATTTCTGTAGAGTTACGAAGAAAAGCATCGTGATTACCTACAATGATATGAGTCTCATATTTTGAAAGTGGATCTAACACTACTCTACGAGTCCAATCAAGTCCCCAAAAATCAATACTTTTACGATTATCAAAAGCGTCACCCATATGAATGACTGTAGTTATTCCTTCTTTTTCTAATGTGGGAAAAAATACATTCTTATAAAAAAGTTCAAAGTAATCGTGAAGATGTCTGGAAGCTTTTCTTGCCGACCAGTGTGTATCTGTAAGGCAGGCTATACGGGTCATCGATTATTCCTATAAGAGACATTATCTTTAATACTATTATACTCGGAATTGTTTCCAGAAAGCAATCCTTCATCAACTGTCATAACCTCATCAAATCCAGTACGTTCAATAATTTTTGTCTTAATGTCTAATTGCTTTTTTTCCTTTTGTATTCTTCTCAAAAATGCGTAGTGAATAATCTGAGTAAAATATGCAAAAGGATTCTTTGATTTTTCTGGATCAAAATTATGAATGTATTGAACGCAATTTTCAATTCCATCAGAAATCATATCCTCACGAAACATATAATTTACAAAATTTGGTTTATATGATAAGTGAGTGGCAATCTTTAGAAAACACTCTCCCAAATAATTGGGGATTGCTGGTTTACCATCCCAATGTTTTGCTCTATCTTGTTTGGTTGGTTTTCTATCATACTTCTTCAAGAATGAACTTTCAACCTTAGAACGATAAACAATCATCGCTTCTAATAATTCTTTATTATTTACATAATGTTCGGTTTTTTTCTTTGGCATACCATTGGACTCATCTATAATTTTTCTTTATTATACCACACCTTTTAAGGGCTTGACAAGATACGAAATTATGAGTAGAATCGCTTTGTCGTCGTTGAAGATGGGAATCTAGCTTTCTTTAAGATCTTTAAAGAGATTCTCAAGTCTTTTACGGGCTTCTTCAACGGAAGAGATATAACCCATTTTAGATGATGGTTTTACCTTTCCAGAAGAACTTGAAGAATCGTATAGACTATTTAAATCACCATCTAGAAGATAAGTATTGTAAATATCAATCAATTTCTTATCAGTTGTTTCAGTCATTGTTATAATCTTATCAAGTTTTATAATAAAGAAATCATCACTTGACATTTCCATCCATGACTTTATTTTTAGATATGTTCCTTGTTGATTGGAAACGGTTTTAATAGTAATAGGATTTTGTAATATAATTAAAGGATCTCCATCATTTTCATCTACCATGACTAATGATAGTATTTCTTCACCAGATATTAACTTGAGTATGCAATAAAATTCTTCTTCCATCAGTCTTTAAGTGGTATGTTTACAATATCATAGTTAAAGTTTTCTTCATTATAAACTTTAATTCTTTCGATTAGATGATTGAGTGTATAATTTTTTCTTGACTTATAACTGATATCATCGGCAATGTCATATAGAGTTGCTTTTGTTTTATTATCTCCTTTTCTGAGAACTCTTCCAATTGATTGGAGATTTCTAATTCTTGATTTACTAGGAGAAGCAAAGATAACATTATGTAGATTTCTGATATTTATTCCAGTTGAGAAAGTCCCATAAGAAGCAACAATAATTGCATTGTTTTCTTTTTCGGTAATTTCTCTAACCTTTTCTCTATCTTCTACATCAACACCGCCATGAACAAAAAATACTTGACGATTTTCAGAGATACTATTATTTATCAATTCATATAATGGTTGACCATGAGTTTCTACTCTAGAGAAGAGAACGAGTGTATTTCCTCTTAAGTCTAGTGCAAGATTTTTGATTAGATTATTGCGTTTTTGGTGATTAATAAGATATTGAATTTCATCTTCAAATGTTTCAAATTTATTTGGTTTGTGTTTTAATAATAAAACTTTGATATCTAGTTGTGCAACATGGCCCTTTTCCATAAGTTCATCAGTTCTGATAATCTTGTAAGAAGGACCAAATAAACCTTCTAAAACTAGTTTATTGACTTCTATACCATCTAAAGTTCCGGTAAAACCAAAACGATACTTTGCATCTGTTAGACTTGAAACGATGGATGTAAGTGATTTTGCACGCGCACCATGACATTCATCAACAATAACGGTATCAAACTTTTGAAAGTATGTTTTTGGCATCTTAAAAAGAGACTGCCAAGTTGAAATATAAACTTCCTTATCACTTTCCTTTTCTCTACCAGAATAGATCATGTGACAGTGTTCTTCTGCGTCCCAACCATAATCGATGAAATCTTTGAAAAGTTGAGATACCAATGAAGTGGTAGGAACAATGATAAGAGTTTTCTTTTCTTTATTCTGAAAATATCTTACAATGGAATAAATCATAAGACTCTTTCCACTACCAGTAGGAGACACAATTACCTTTCTGTTGTATTTCAGTGCCTCGTAGACCCCTGTAATTTGATAGTCCCTGGGTGTGTACTTACTGATACTGGAAACATAATCCTTAACGCCTTCTAAAGAGATATCTGGATTAATCTCAAAAGGAAGACCATAATACTTATTATCTTTAAACTCATAGGTGTAATCGTGATTCTTACAGAATTGAATTACACGATCTAGAAGTCCAACATAAATTTCTCTTGTATTTACATTGAACATATAGATCCGACCATCCCACCATTTATTTCGGTATGCTGGTGAGAATTTTGCATTTGGTACTTCAAATTGAAATGCGTCTCTTAACTCATAATAGACATTAGGTTCTGCTTCGACTTGAAGATATACTTCATTCTTTTTTGAAATAATCAAATGTGACATTCATAACATATCAGTTATGATTATTTATTTGGTTAATTATATCCTGAAACGAACTTCATAAACTCTATACTATTCTTAATTTGGTACGTGCGATTAGAAATCATACGAATCACCTCCTCAAGAAACTTCAACATAATATCGTAGTACCGAATTTTAAGATCAATTTTATTCAACCTCTCATCGGCATCCATATGCCTCTGTAACGCCTCTTTGTCCCGAACCTTATATGGAAATGGTTCTTCCTCATAGACCTCTGCTGGTGCCTTTCCTGTGTAGTAGTTGTAGCGTTCTAACTTGACTCTATTGTACGTTTCTCTTGCTTTTTCACGAAGCAAAGTAATCGTGTTATAGATGGTATAATACTTAGAATGAAGTTGAGGAATTTTTAAAGATTCATCATGTAAATTATCAGGATCAATGACAGAATCTCTCTGCCACATCTCCTGAAGTTTTTCCAAATCTATTGACATTTTATAATTTTTCCGAGATTCCACTCAATATCAGGACACTCTATACTTCTTGGTTGGCATAAGTATTTATTATAAAATAGGGTAGATTTCTCTACCCCTCTCTAAAAAGCGCCAACCAATTAGAGCATTATTATTTATATTCTATTTCATCAAGTGTCATAGAGGTTGTCCAGTTTCGCTCAGTATATTATAAACAGTATACTTGAAAGTAACCTCTGCTGTAAAGTATTGAATGTCTGTTTGTGTTGCGTCGAAATCTAAAGATGATAAGGAAACTGGAAATAAATCTTTAAATTTTACAATTGTATTTGTATTGTAATTATTGTCTAGAATATATAAACTTCCGTCACTAAATGCTCTTTTTGGATCTTGTATATTATCATCATTTGTGATTAAACTACTATACTGATTTGCAGTTTCTGGAAATCCAATGCCAGTTATCCAATTGTGAATTTCCATATAATTAACGAGATCTTCATCAACTAAAAATCTTATTGAAAAATCGCCATATGTTATAATATCTCCAGGAACATCAATATTTTTCAGATATGATGGTTGAGGTTCTGTTGCTAAACTGATTTCTGGAATTTTTGCACTATTGCAAAAAAATGCTACCTTGGGATTTTTTGCTAAAGTAAATTTAAAACCTACTGGAGATAAAAAATTTCTATTTACTATTTGTTTATTAAATGCCGAGTTGGTCATTTTACTTCATTGGAATATTTGTAGGCACCAATTTAAATGATGTTTGTGGTACTGGTTTTGAACCGGGACCAATTTGACCTTTTATTGCTTTGGTTAAATTTTGTTGAGTTACTTTATCAAGAGGAATTACATTTCTTGAAAGATCCTCTTGAAACATTCGAAATGTTTTCATTTTTTATTTTTATTTAGATAAAAAAAGACCCCCTCTTGGGGGGGGGTCCTTATACAATTTAGTGAATTAGATCACATTAAGTTGCTGACCTTAACTCTTCTGTAGTAAACGTTGGAGTTAGTAGCAATATTATCGGGAGCAGTAGGGAGAGTAGCGCCCTTCGCAAATGGATTTGCAACGATTCCATAACGAGTCTTGAATCCAATTTTTGGTTGGAAGGTGTTCTCGCCAACGGCACGTACCATCTGGAGAGGTACATATGGGCAATAGAAGAGACCAGCATCATAAGGACTTGCACCCTTATATCCAACAACATAGAACTGATTAGCAGCAACGTTTGCGGAATATGGGTCAATATATACACGATACTTACCCTGAAGAACACCAGCGAAGGTGTTACCTGTGTCATCAACATTTAGGTTGGAATTGAGTGCAGGAGTGTAATCAAGAACACCTGCCATAGTGAGTGCAGAAGCAACGTCAGCAGAGCAGAGGATCATATTACCCTTTCCTCTACGAGTTTGCTGTGCAATTGCGTTTGCATCGCGCTCGATTTGGAAGATTAGACCCTTGAACTTTTCAACCGACCAACGACCGTTGGAGTCAACGTCGAGGTCAAAAGTACCAGCGGTAGCGGTGTTAACCTGAGCACCAGGAACAGCAACCTTGTAGATGGTACGGATGATTTCGCGGTTGATTTCAGCGAGAATTTCAGTGCTGAGAATGTTAGCAAGCTCAGCTTCTGCATTCAGACCATGAATTGCTTTCAGGTCTTGTGCAAGTTCGAGTGAGTACTCAGCTTTCAGAGCACGTGACTTAGCGGTAACGGTCAGTTTTTCAATCGAGAATGCCATCTCGTTGAAGTAGTTACCAGCAGCATCGCCAAGAGCCTCAGAGTTGGCAGTGGTCATACCTTCGCCAACATTATACTGGTTGGCACCAGTTCCAGCATTATTTGCTTGGTTAGAACCATCAAGAATTGAAGGGTTGGTCCCACCTTGTGCGGTAGTACCCAGACCAACAGAACCATCAATGAAACCTGCGCTAAGGTTACGGTTGCTGTTCTGACCAGAGAATGCTGAATCCACTTCATTATAGAAGGTTTCAGTACCTGACTGGTTATTGTAACGTGAACGCATTGCAAAGATGAGTCCAGTAGGACCATTCATTGGTTGAACGCCACACAGATCATAAGCGATCAGATTAGGCATTGAACGGCGGATCAGTGAGATCAGTACTGGGTCAAAACCTGCAACAGGAGATCCTGTGCTGTTTGAAGCACTACCACCAAAACCACCAGTTCCGGCGGAGTTGGTTGGAGAAGCTTCGTAAAGGAATGAACGCTCTTCACGAAGTTCTCTTTCTTGGTTTTCGAGCAGGATAGCGGTTACACTTCTACGGTGTGAATCTTTGATTTGATCCATTCCTTGATAATCAAGGATCGGTGACCACTTCTCCTGCAGATACTCTGCGTTGTAAATCTGCATTTGTTTTTACCTCTTTGGAAAATTTTGTTTGATTTATGATTTAAAAATCACTTTTTAGCGACTCTACTGAGAGTTTGAAGATATGCTTCCATAGTTGGTGAAACTGATGTTGTTTCAGTTCCTTCATATAAAAATTCTTCAGACAAGTTCTCAGTTACATCTCTTTGAGCACTAGCATTTGTTGGGAAGTATGATTCCCTCAGAGTTACCAGTTTCTCACGATAGTTTGCTTCACCATCAAACTCAACATTTTCGGCAAGAGAAGCGAGTTTGTCCTTCTGAGAAAGTGCAAGACCCTCACAGACATCTGCAAAGATTACATCAGCAACCGACTCTGCTAATCTTCTATTTAGAGCAATATTTCTTTCAATTTGCTCGTTGAGTTTTTCTTCCATTTCATCAAGTTTATCTACCATATTCTCGATTACATCATATCTATCTTCAGGGATTGAAACATAATGATCTTCAAAAAGATCTCTCATTCCATGAAGGAATGATTCGGTCATTTCGGTCTTAAGACCTTGCTCAACTGCGAGTGCATTTTCTTGAATCCACTCGTCAGCAACATACTCAAGATAAGAATCTACACGCTCGGTGAGTTCTTGCTTAATAAATTCAACTTCTTCAATTAAAGCATTTTCATAAGTTTCCTGAAGTTGCTCTTTAATTTCAAAAACTTTTGATTTAATAGCAGCTTCAAAAATGGTGCGTGCTTTCTCTTGGAATTCTTCAGAAAGTTCTTCACCTTCAAGAAGAGCATTGACATCTTCTTCGATGTCATATTCTTCTTTCTCATCTTCCTCATCTTCTTCGGAAGATTCTTCAACTACTTCATCTTCATCATATTCCTCTTCATCGATAAGATCTTCGTCCTCTTCAGTTTCTTCTTTCATTCCTTGACCAGGTGCTGCAACAGGAGTAGCAGAAGTATAAGGACCTTCGGCAGCAGAAGCTTTAGCATTTACAACATCTCTTACCTGAGCAAGAGTAGCACCAGGCGTTTTAAGTGCTGCTGAATTATCATCTGGACGATAATTTTCTGGAGTAGGACCGCCTAAATCTTCCCAAGCTCCAGTTTGACCCGGAATCATAACTCCAGAAGCATTTTGGGCAATGCTGTGCATTGGTTCAGCAGGTGCAGCCCCTTTGGTTACTACGTTTTCCATTTCTTGTAAATTTCTACCAACGGACATTTTTGATTGTTTTATAATCTATATTTATTTATAAATTAAAGATTTGCTAAGAAATCTTGGAATAGTTGAACCTTATGATCTTCCAAAATTCTTTGGTCAACTAATTTATTAATTTTTTTCTTAACACTCTCAATCAACCACTCATTTTTTGTTGCATCATAAATCCAGTCAACCCCCTCCAATATCCCTTGAACAAATGCGTCAGGTGCAGAAGGATCTGCAACAATATCAGCAGCAGTAGCAAGCATAAAATCGGGACCAACTATTTTATGACCCTCATTGGTCATTTGAAGAGAACCAACTCCGCGAGAAGAAACTCCTAAACATACCCCTTCATCAACGAGAGATTTTGCAATCTTACCCATTGGAGTTTCTAGAAGTTGTGCTTTACCTTTAAAATTTGTTCCTTCTTGTGTAAGAGAAACAATTTTGTGGGAAACTCTATCAAGATTCACAGTAGGACCATCTGGATGTCCAAGTTCTCCAAGTGCTCTTCCTTTATTAATAAAAGATTCTGTATATCTTTTTACCTCACGAGAGAGTGTCTCCATCGGATACATTCTCCCATTTCGATTGCAAATATCCCCCTGAAGGAAAACGCCCTCAATAAACATTTTCTTTCCAGAACCTTTTCCTTCGGTGATGAATTTGACTTGTTGGACTTCTTCTGTGATGAGTTTCATTTTTTTTTTTATTCGGATACTAGAGAAACAACTTCAGTTACACTAACTCCAAGATTAGTGTCTGGTGCAATTGCAGAAACTTTTACGCTTCTAATTAAATCTGCATTAGTTACATTAGGTGAAGTGATTGAAGAAGTATTAAAATTAATAGTGACGGAGGAATCTGTTAAAGACACAATTGATTTGTGATTTGTGTTAATTCCCGCAGTTGGTGCCCCCTCAATAGACACATAATCAGTAATCAAAAATGGATTTCCTGCGTTATTGTCAAAAACAAGAGTTGTTGTAGTTCCTGTTACGATTCCAACTATTTTTTGTCTAGCAAGTCTCTCCTTCAAAACTTCTGCACTATATGTTCCAACATGAAAATCATTTACCGTTGCAACAGGATCATTCCCAATTGCTACATAGCAACCAACTCCAGATGATGCAATAGATACTCTAAGATATCCACTCTTCAGAGCAATTGGATTACTAGTTGCAGCAATACCAGGATTTGCAGTTATTCTGTTAACATTTTGAACTATTTTAACTGCCATTATTCATCATCTCCTGATTGATCTCCAAACATCAATGCAGCAACTTCTGGGCGAGCATAATCTACTCTTTCAGCAGCTTTGGCATATAATAATTCTTTAATTTTGCTGGAAACATCAGAAGGAGCTCCATCAGTTGCAATCAAATCGATAAGTTCTTCCATAAAAATTAGTTTATATCTATAAGATTATTTATATCTTTCCACCTTTGGGTTCTGGAATTTGCAATTGATTAGTATCAATCGTAGGTTCAATTGGAACTTCTCCTCCAGCTCCCTGTTCTATTCCTTGTGCTTGATCTTGTGGAATTGGATTTCCCATTTCATCTACTGGAGCATTAGGATTAGGCAAAATACCTTTTGCAATTTCATCTTCAATCTGAAGATCAATTTCAATAATTTCAGAATCAGTTTGACGAAGAATTTTTTTGCGAACATATTCGGTAGAATAATATTTTCCAATATATGGTTCAATCGTTGTTGCAAGAGTTAATCTATTAGTTAAAAGTTCTGCTTCCTTTAGTTCGGCAAAATGATTGTCATATAAGAAATCATATTGAATATGATCGCTCATTTGATCCCAATCCTCTGGGGAAACAATATTTTTTAAAAGAAGTTGAGTGCGAAGAATGTCATTGAAAAGATTTGCAAATCTCTTTCTCAATCTTCCCACAAATTTTGAAAACATTAATTCGTCACGAAGAATCTCAGATGATCTTCCAAGATTAAATCCATCTCCGCCACCAGCAATTCTTGTTTCAGGAACTCCAAGTGCTCTATAAAGTTTCTTTTGAAAATATTCTATGTCTGAAAGTTCTCCAAGATTTTGTCCCCCTGGAAGAGTTGTGATTTCTGTTCCTCTACCACCTTCTCTTCTTGGCAACCAAAAATCTTCAAGCATACTCATGAATTTACGATCATCACGAACTTCTCCAGTTGAGTTACAGGTATAAATTCCTGCATCAAGGGCAAATGTATGATAATCATGATAGAGTTCTTCTCTATCAATGGTTAAAGTACCAACATCAATAGTTTCATCTAAAAATTCAATATTTTTAATTTTATGATTTTTGTATGCGATTGAATTCTTATAATCTTTCCAAGAATTGAATCCTAGTTTTTTGCAAACATTGATTAAATTTGTATAAGTGAATTTTTCCAATGGATGGCAATTACCATTTCCCAGTTTTAAGTTTTTATTTTTATTTAAATCTTTCCAAGAATCAAAATCAATATTTTTATTTAAATAAGTTATAATATCTTGGAAAGTTGTATCTTTATCAATATATTTTTCAATTAATTTAAAAATTTGTTCAGTATACTCTATGGTTTGATTTTCTGAATGAATTTTTCTCTGATTTTCAGAATTTTCACCATACCAACGAGAAATATTTGCAAGTTTATTCATTGATATAAAGTGAGATTTTGGGTGTGCTTTTCCCCTATTTCTTGCTTCTTCTCTTTGAGATTCTTTCCATCCATTTTTAATTCCTTGGATGAAATTGGAACGAAATTCTTCGTGATTTAGTAATTTTTCATTAAGAATTTCATTTCCTTTAATGGAGTTTTTTAAAATGTCTTCTTTTGATAATCCATGAATACCAGACTTATTTTTGTAAGAATTTGTTCCTCCAATTTTTCCGGATTTTTTACCATTTTCCACTCTCTGCTCATGAGTCATATTGAAAAATGGTAATCCATTTTCCCTTTTTCTTTGAGCACAAACTTTACCCCCAATTTTACCGGAAAAACTAGAATGTTGTTTGTGATAATCAAAATGATCATCTCTAGACATTCTGGTTAAGTTCTCTGGTGTATTATTGTAACGATCATAATTGATGTGATGAACTGTTTTCTTTACTTCATTTTCTCTCTCTTCATTATAAGTATATTCATTAAGAATATTGTTCCCATCTTTCCAATCAGAAACTAAACGATGAACATATTTCCAAACTTTTGATTCATTTTCAAAAATTTGTGTGTATGATGAGTTTTTATTTGCACTAGAGATCTCTCTTTCCCTTGAATAGAAGGGAATCATAGAATCTCCAATTTGTAAATCTTTTGCTTCCACTTTTCCTTTATTCCAAACTGGAAACTTGTGATCTAAAGTGCAAGTAATAGTTTTATCATTATCTAATGTAATTCTTACCACTTTTTCATTTCTTCTGGTAACTCCAGCCCAACTTATAATACCTGGAGCAAATTTTCCAGTATTAGGATCGCAAGAATATGTCCAAAGTCTTTCGCCTTTATTGTATTCTTCTGTAATTTGACTTAGTGTTAATGTTCTTCCGTCCAAAAGTGGGACTTTTGTATCCATTGATAGACAGGCATCATATACTAATTTGTTACGATAACGACTCATAACTTCCTTAAGATATTGCTCTGCCTTCACCTTAGGAAGATTGCCAACATCAATATAAAAAATTCTACGCTCGGGGGCTCTTGAGTTGTGAACTACAATACCATTGGCAACAAAGTTGTGCTTTTCGTGAGAAACTTCAATATCATAAACTTCCTCAATTTCTTTGGATTCAATTTTTTGAATTTTTTCAAATCTTGGTAGTTCATATTCGCTCAAATATAGATCCCAAGACTCACATTCTGGCATAACACGAGCAACCTTTTCATAACCAACAATTCTGGATTGTGAAGGGCGAATTCTATGTCTAATTTGTCCGGAGCAAAGACCAATAGAAGTCCAAATTTCCTTAATGTCTTCAATAAGTTTCTCATTTGACAACGAAATTTCACAAGAAAATCCATTAACAAGATCTTTATAGCACCCATCGGCATCCAATAAACCTAAAATAAATTCTTTTTTGATACTATTTGACGAAGTAAATATCCAATTAGGAATTCTCTTCTTTTTAGAACCATTTACAAATCCCAATTTGCTTAGAAGTTCAGATGCAAGTGTATTTGATGAAGTATAGTTACTGTACTTTCTTTTGGAATTTGTTCTTCTGCAGTTTCCGAAGAATTTCTCCATTAATTTGGAATAATAAAGATTTTGCACTTCATCGACACCTTCAGCAAAAGTTACACCGTA